ACAGCGGGCGGCGGCGTGGGGATCAAGCTGCGGGTCGCGGCGTCCCAGATGAGGCTGCCGTTTTGTAGTCCTTCGCCTTGCTCGTCGGTGAGCGGGAGCGCGGTGATGCCTGCGGGGAGCGGATCGGCGATGACGGTGCCGATGCTGACGCTTTGGCCTGTCGTGGTGTTATAGAGGAGGTGCCAGTTGTTCATGGTCATGGGATGCCGATGAGGGTGACTTGGTAGACTGATGGGCTGCTGGCGAAATCGTGTTTGACGGCAATTCTGGTTCCTGAAGGAATTGCTTTGCCAAGAACGGGTGTTGGCATTCGCATGGCATTAGACACCGACTCGTCAGATGCGTAGCGGGCGTTGACAAAGCCAAAAACGACTTCGCTTCCCGACGCGCCTGTGCCGATTTCAAATGTGTTGCTCGTCGATGAAATAAGCGAAGTGGCATTAAGGCTTGGGACAAGCACAACGCCGCGATACGCCTGCGTTGTTGAAGCAATGATCTCGACCCAAGACCCGCTGCTTCCGGACATCGACAGACCAGTGCTGGTCGCCGTGTCTGTTCCGATAGTATCGACCGATGTTGGTGCGTTGGAATAATTGCCAGTTGACAGTGCTTGCACAAAAACGCCAGCGGTGTCCGAGGCGATCAAGGATTGGATGCGGGCGGCTATGCGGGTTCCCGAAGGGATTTGAAATGGCACGATAAATTGCAAGCTGCCAAAAAACGGCACGCTTCCGTTGGATCGTGCGTTGCCCACGGCGATGTCGGCGATTTTGACAACTTCGGAGCCAGATGCGCCAAAGCCAATATCAAGCAGCGCGGGTGCGTTGGAGTTGTTGACGCTCAGACCATCCACGGAAATGACGAGCGCGTCGGCATCGGCTGCCGTAGAGGAAATAATCTGGCTCCACGCGCCCTTGGTGTGAATGCTTGCAGAGGCCGCAACATTGCTGACGTATCCCTCGGAGACGAACATGTTTGACTCCTCTTCAAACCACGATTTGTCGCGGAAGAGCGGCGTGGCACCAAGATAGGCTTTTTGCAGGAGAGCCATGGCTTACGGGTCGGTGATGAGATACAACGTGGCCGCGTCGGGACTTCCGATGGCGTTGTATTCGGCGGTGGTGAGTGAAACGATGTTATTGACCACGTCGCTGCCGCTGCCGGCGGAGGTGTCGCTGACGACCATGGTGCCGGAGCGGTTGGCGGCCGTGAGCGTGCGGGTGGTGCCGGTGGTGATGCCGGAGAGTTGGAACTTTAGGTTCTTGGTGCTGTCGCCATCGTCGTAGAGCAAGAAGTTTGCGTCACTAAAAACGTCAGGGAACTCGCCGGCATACGTCCAATCGCTGGCGCGTGTGCCGGTCGTTGCGGTGCGGATGTAGATGCCGGCCGGTTTTCTATTGAGTAACCACGCGCCTTCGGCCTCGCGGACCAAGTAAGCGGCGTCTACGGCCGGTGGCGTGCTCGTCGGCAGCGCGCTGAAGTTTTGGACTTCGCCGTCGATGTAGGACGCGCCGCCGCCGCCTCCGGACCCCTTGAGGTCGAAGTTGCCGGTTAGCGGATTGAAGGCGAAGGACATTGGAAATTAGAAATTGGAGATTTAAGAGCGGGTGACGGTGGCGATCTTGGCGTCGTCGCTGGACGGGGTGCCGCCGACGTAGGTGAAGGTCAACGTGGCGACTGTCTGACCGCCGCTGCCGCCTTCTTTGTAGACCACTTGGTCAATGTTGTTTGTCGTCGAGACGTAGGAGACAGAGACGTAGTCGTGCTGCGGGATGTTTAATCCGGCGACGTTGCGGACGTTTATATTAGGATGCACGGGATAAACTTTCTAATTTCGCTATAATCAGGCTGCGGCTGGGCCGCCGAGTTGCTGTTCCTGCTGCATTTGCTGGAGCGCGGGCTGGGCGCCGACGCGGCCGATGACGGCGTTTTGCTGCTGCTGGAGTTGGAACTGGAAGGCTTGCATTCTCGCGTCAAGCATGCGGCGGAAGATTTCGTCTTGCTGGTAGCGCTGGCTGACGGCGGGGTTTGACTGGATGATTTGTTGCAGGGTTTGCAGGCGGACTTGGGCGTTTTGTCCGCCTTCCTTGAGCGGGGGTTCGGTGCCGGCGGCGATTTTGCTGAACTGGACTTGCTCGTCTTCGATCTCTGCCTGGGTGGCGGCGCCGATGTCTTGGACGAGGACGCCTGCAAGATTAGGGTCTACGGCTTGGAACATGTATTTCACCAAGCCGGCGCGGTCTATGACGCCGAAGCTGTCCAATGGGACCAAGACTTTGGCGAGGTAGTCGAGCTTGGCGCCGAGGGCTTCCGAGTCGAGCAGCCGGGCGTCGAACTCGCAGGTCACGTCAAAGCGCCCGCGGATGTCGGCGGGGCTGGCGGTGAGCGGGAGTGCGGGGTTGCCGGTGACGCGGGCGACTTCCTCTTCGGTCATGTATTGTTGACAGAGAGCCAGCGTCTGGACCAAACACAGCTTCATATCAAGAAGCCAGCTATCGACCATCTCTTGGGTATGCAGCATGTAGCGCTGCGGCGGGACGGCTTCGGAGATGCGGCCGAAGTAGTTGTCCACGTCGTTGCGGATGGACATTTCGACTTCGATGGAGCCGGCGTCGGGGCGTGGCGGTTCCATCCAGGAGATTTCGCCGGGGCGGCGTTCGGGGATCTGCACGCCGGGGCCGAGGATGAGGTCGAATTTGCCGCGGGCGGCGGACGTTTTGAGCGGCGGCAGGGTGACGAGGCTGGCGCGGTCGCCTCGCATGTCCCGCTGGATTTTTACTTCCTCCTGCGCGGTCTGGACGATTTCCGGCACGCCGCGGGACTCCAGGATGGGGCGGGACGCGCGCTCGCGGGGCAGCTCGACGAAGGGATACAGGGCGTGCGCGTAGGGCAGGATGTCGTGGATGGCGACCCGGTCGTGGACGTGGTAGGACAGGACCGTGCGGGTGACGCGCATGGCCTTGGTGCGGTCGTCGTGCTCCTTCCTAAAAACGTGCCAGATTTCCAGCATGTCGCGCTGGTGGTCGTAGAGGAACTGGTCGCTGCGGTGCAGGTTGAGGCTGATGCGGCGGATGTCGCCTTTCTTCTCGACGACTTGCTCGACCCACTTGTCGTCCCAGCCCTCTACAGCGGCGCGTTCGCGCAACTCCGGTTCGGTCAATAGCTCGCGTCGGGCAACGAACGCTGCCCGCTGTAGACTATAGGTTTGAGCTGGAAAAATTATGTCCTCCCAAGGCTCGAGCGCGGTCCACTGCGGCCGGCTCTCAAAGACGTAGGGCTGCTCCCACTCGACGAAGCCCTTCTCGCGGAACTGGCGGACTTTGGTGGTGGTGCCGAGTTCGGGAATGACTTCGCCCATGAGCTGGGCGGCTAACTCCTCTTGCTCCGGGTCGAGGACGACCTCAAGGAGGGCTTGCAGGTTGGGATCTTGGGATTCCTGCAGCATGGCCATGGCATCTTCCATGCTGAAGCTCTTGATCTCGGTGCGCGTGGTGCGGACCCAGTCCACGGCCATGACGGCGAGGCCGTAGGTCTCGCGGAAGTTGGCGGCGAGCTGGACCTCGCGGCGCAGGTCGTCGAGGACGTGCTGGAAGAGGAGCCACTTGAGGACGGACTCCGCAGCGTTGCGCTTGTCGATGTCCATGGACTCGACGGGCTGCACCTGCACTCTCGCCTTAAAAAAGGCGTTCGTGAGCATGGCAACGTGATCCCGGACGATGGTGTCGGCCATGCGCACGCGGGAATCCAGGGACTTGTCCCAGGGGAATGGGCGGCGGCCGATGGCTTCTTGGTGCTTGCGGCCGTCGTCGCTCTGGCCGGCCCAGATGCAGAAGCGGGTGTTCCAGTTGCGGAGCTTTCGCTGGACGTAGCCGCTGCCATCGGCGTCGGCTTCGTCGATTTCCGAGAGGATCTCGGAGATTTTTTCGCGGTCAGGTGCTTTGATCATTAAGGGACAAGCACCGTGGTGCGGCGCGGGGTGTAGTGGACGGCGGTCTCGGGGTGCCGCTTTTTGAAGTCGTCGCGCCAGCCTTTGTCGGCCCAGCAGCCCGGCTCGGCTTTTTCCCAAGCCCAGTAGACATCGGCGTCGATGGTCATGGTGTGCTGGCCGATGCCTTCCACGGCGCACTGCTCAAGGCGTTCGTTGGCCTGCGCGATGCGCTTTTGTTCGAGGCCGGCCATGACGGCTTTCGCGTTCCAACCTGTAAGAAGCTCCTCTTTTACGAGGTAGGCCAGCTCATCGCCCAGGTCGTTGGCGATGCCGGTCCAGAGTGAGTCGGCCATCCTGAAAGCTGCAGCGCCCGGAGGCGCCGCAGGTGTTCAAGAGTTGGTCTGACTTAGAGCGACGAGAGCTTGGTCACGGCGAGGTAGATGTGGATTTCTCCGGCATCCAATTCGCTGAGTGACTTGGCGGTCATCGACTCGACAAGCAGGTCAACCGTGTCGGCCGCGGTGTAGGCGTAGGCGGTGGTGTTCGCGTTGTTGGCGTACAACACTTCCGTGCCGTTGACGTTGACTTGGGTCGCTGCGATGTAGCGGTCGGTGTCTCCACCGTCGCCGACCTGCACCTTGGTGTCGTTCAGCGCGGAATCCGAAGCATCGGAGAACGCGGTGACGAGTTTGTAGGCGGCCTTTTCGACAATGTCGCCAGCGGCCACGCTCAGGATGGCGATGGTCTGGTCGGTGTCGGCGGTGCTTTCGGTGATGTCGCTGTGGGTCACAACGACTTTGTGGGAGAACCCGGTCGCGGCTTTGGTTTCGTAGGGAAGCTCGTAGACTTTCATTTGATTATGTTCCTTTGGTTAATGATTAAGCTGCGAGCGCCACGTTGGCGGTGAACTTGCCTTGCGACTGCGGGGCCAAGCAGGTGACCGAAGCGATAGCGTCGATCAGCGCGCGAGGGCCGCCGCCGAGGTCAGGGAGTTCGCGCATGGCCGGACGCTTGGCGAAGCGGACTTCGCACTGGTCCATGTTGAGCACCAGGCCGGACGAGTTCTTCGCGGTGGCGCTGGAGTTGTTCTGACGGAGATACAACGAAGGCAACAGACGGAGCGTGCCGAAGTCTCCCTCGAACACATTCACCGCGCTGACGATCTTCTTGGCCTCGGCCGACGTGTTGAACGTGCGGATGCTGAGGGCGTTGGAGGTCGCGCCGGTGCTGAAGCGGGTGTATTCGGTGAAGCTGCGCTTCAGCGAAGGTCCGCAGAGGAGCACCATGTCGTCGATCTGGCCGGTCTGCGAGTAGATGCTCTGCAAGAGCGTCTGCACGGCGGACTCGGTCGGCGAAGCGTCGGTGTTGACGCTGCCGGACGGCGTGCGGTAATCCGCGGGAACCGGGAGGTCGGACTGCGCCGAGTTGTCGATCCAGCGGAAGAGACCGCGGGTGCGATACGGGCTTGCGCCGTTTTGCTCTTGGCTTTCGCGGTCGGAGCAGAACGCGGACTCCATGTCGCGCTTGGTCTCCAAGAGAGCCTTGGAAACGCCAACGGCGAGCTGCTTCTTGCGGCCGATGCCGGCGATGTCGCTCGCCTCTTGGACGAACGTGTCCACCTTGACGGCGCGGCGGAACATCTGCGCGCGGGCGCTCAGGAGGGCGCGGTTTTTGGCGGGATCGTCGAACGTGGAAACGTCCGAGTTGCTCAGGACGCCGTCGAACGAGGGGTCGTTGTATTTGTCCGCCTGAAAGCTGTAGATGGCGGCGTTGGTGATGTCGGCGCCTTTGCGGGCGGCCGAAACGAAGGGCGTGTTTTTCGCGTCAACAATAGTGATGACATCGCTCAGGTCTTCCCTTTGACCTGTCACTGGGAAAATAGATCCAGTAGCCATGATTGGTTGGTTCTTTCTGTTGTTTGGGTTAGCTCAGAAGACTCTCGGCGAAGGCTTCCAGGGATTGCCTGTCACCTCGTTCGTAGAGTCGTTTTGCAGCGTCTTTGCTGCTTGTCTTGGTGGCAGATTTCGCTGCGCTAACCGGGGATGCAGGTGTGGGAAGTTTGGCTTCTGATTTTGCTGACGAGACTTTCTTGGCGGCTTTGGCTTTGGCCTGATCGGCTTGCTGCTTGGCCATCAACTGCTGTTCGCCGTACAAGGCGAGGCCGACCCAGTATTCGACTTGGGGTAAGCGCAGCAGTTCGGGCGCCTGCTTCACGGTCGCTTGGTAGGCCGTGTTGAGCGGGGTGCCTTTTTTGAAGATGTCGGGGAATAACGACTTGGCGGCTTCGACGGCCGGCTGGCGTTGCGCGAGCCATTGCTGGCGCTGGGGACCGTAAACCGTGAGGACGTCATCAGCTTTAATAAGGTAATTTTTTACCTCATCCGCCTCGAGGTAGACCTCGGTGCCGTCCGGGCGTTTGACCGTGGCGCCGTCCGTATTGCGTAAGGCCCAGCGTCGCACTTCCTGCGCGGACTTGATCTTGGCTGCGAGCGCCTCCTCGGTATCGACATCAGCCAGCGGGTTGTCGCTTGTGGGCTGAAGCACCGGGCGGGCGGCTTCGTTGACCTGACCTTCCAGCTCGGCGAGGCGTTTCTGCGCTTCGTCGTATTGCGCTTTGATGGCGGCGGCCTGTTCGGCGGCCTCCTTGCGCTGCGCGGTCAGTTTGTTGATCCGTTTCTGGATCTTCTCGGGGCTGACCGGCTGGTCGTCCTTCTCCTCGGCGTCTTCGGACTCTTCGTCCTCGGACTCCTCGGCATCTTCATCTTCGGATTCCTCCGCGGGCTTTTCGTCCTCCGCAGATTCCTCCGACTCGTCATTGTCAGAGAGCTTTTCTTCTTCGGTTTCGGCGTCTGCTTGTTCAGCCGCGGCCGGTGCTGGTTTATCCAGACCGACCAGCGCTTCGCTGATCGCGGTTACGTCGAAATCTTCCACCTCTGCGGCCGGAGCCGCTTCCTCTGTCGCCATGAGAATTACCCCCTCAAGTAGGAACCAGGATGTGCGTCATCCAGACCGATCAAAACCTCGCGTGCCATGAGGGCACTACTCCACTTTGATACTACTATTATCTCACACTACTGGACAAATGTCCAGCTTTTTTTTGAGTGGCGAGTGGCGTGTGGCGAGTGATCCGCCTTTGCGTGGCTACGGCGTGACAGGCGAGTGCGTGATAGTATCGTTATGCGATACTGCCGTGGATAGGATCGGCTATAGTTCTGCACAAATGATGTCACTTTGTGTCACCAAATGTGCAGTGGTTTTGTTACTAATCGTATGATAAGCCGCGTAGAGTTATACGATTTGCAACAATCTGTCAGTTAGTGACAGGTCGGCGCACGGTGACATTTCGGGATGTCGGCGAACGGCAACCCTGCTTTTCTTTCTCGGCGCGTTACAAAGAGGGGGCTTTTTCTATAACGGAAAAGTTGGTTAGTATTACCGAGCGGGTTTAATCCCGTCGGATTCGATGGGTTTAGAACCGAATGGGTGCGCTCAGGAATGTTTAGACCGGCGGCGACAGGTGAAGTGCCACTTCATCTGCGCGCATTAGTTCAAACTACTGGATCTTGCTGGCCTCGACGCGGCGGGCTTCCAGGCTGTCCCACAGTTCCTGCAGGGCGCAGAGCTGGCCGGCGGCGTGGCTCAAGTAGCCGGGTTCTTTGGCGGTGGCCATGGCGGCGACCAGCGTGGTGGCGTCGGCGATGCGGTCCTGCAGCTCGAGCATGACGGCCAAGTAGGCGCTCGGGGCTTGCTCGCGGGAGAAGGCGAGGGCGCCTTGGCGGTCGAAGTCTTCTTGCACGCGGTAGATGTCGGTCGGGATGGTTTTGGTTTTCACGAATAGCATAATTTTTAAGTGGTTTGTGTTCGGGGTTCGCGAATGGCGAATGCGTAATTCGTCATTGGTGACGCTTTAGGTTGGTATTTTGGGTTAATTCGTCATTTCTGACGCTTTAGCGCCTATGCACCATGCGCTCGAGTTGCCAGATGGCGGCGATAACGTGCGGGCCGCATTCGGTGCAGATCATACCGAGCTGAAAGTCCTCGCCGTGGATCTCGCCGATACGAAGCGGCTTCGTACACACGCCGCATTTCGGAGTGTCGCTGCCGCGGCGGCCGGGGCGCAGGCGGTTGGGGGGCGATGGCGGTGCTTGGGTCATTTAGTAGCTGCCGCCTCCGCGGGATCGCAGGATGTCGCCCTCGACGTTGATGGCGTCGGAGAGCGTGACGTAGCGAACCAGGTCAACGAAGTCCTTGTTCGCCGAGCGCTTGCCGTCCGCGCCTGTATAAGTCTGCAGGCAGTGGATGACGTTTTTGCAGTTCTCGGAAATGTAGAGCTTGGGCTGGTTACGGGAATCGACCGGCTTGTCGGGGTTGTATGACAGGGCGTCGTTGATCATCGACACGCCTTCGTCGATGCTGTCGCCGGGCGTGGCGGTGAAGTCCATGCCGAGGGCGGACATTTCTTCGATCAAGGTCGTGGGCGATTCCTTGGCCAGCGTGCGAGCGTTGCCGTAGCGCGAATCCATCCATCTCTCGAAAATCTCCTCGCCGCCTTCGACGCGCAGGATCTCGTCGCGGTAGCGCTCAAGGCCGAAGCCGAAATCTTGCTGCGCCGGACCCGGGGCGCCGTCGAGGCGTTTGCCGTCTGGGATAGCCCACTCGCCGGCGTAGCCGATGCCTTCGATGTAGTCGGTTTGGCTGGGCCATTCGCGATAAATCACGGTGCGGCCGGCGGTGTCGTGGACGGTCCAGATCATGGCCCAGTTTTTGCCGGACGCCGGATCGACCCAGTGGTAGCGGGTGCCTTGTGGGACATCGCTGTGGCGGATGACGTGGACTTTGGGGTTGAACAAGGGGAACCGGCCGCTGATGGCTTTGGTCGGCACGCCATAGGCGCGCGTGAGGATCTTTTCTTTGGTCTCGCCCTGCAGTTCCTTGCGCATGCGGTCCCAGCCGGACCACGGGTTGCTGTTGGTGTGGAAATACAGGATCGGGCGGCCCTTGGCGTTGCGCTGTTCAATAGGCACTTTCTCGTAGCCCTTGACTTGGCCCTTCTCGTCGCGCAGCGGCAGGAGGTCGGCGTCGGCCTCCTCGATGGCGGTGGCGCCGTTGAGATAATCGGCCACAACCGGCGACCAGCCTTGCACCGGCGTGAACGTGACGGCCATCATGCCGTTGCGGTCTACGAGGCGGAAGCGGAGCGTCTGCAGCCAGTCGATAGGAATAAGCTCGTCTGCCCAGGCATAATCGAGTGAGGAGCCTTCTACGGTGGAAAGATCCTGCGCGTAATTGCGGAAGGTTAGCTGGCTGCCGTTCGGTGCGACGAGGCGGCCCTCGGTAAAGCCGCCCTTCACGCTGTAGGTGATGTTGGTGACCTGCGATTTTCTCGCGGACTTCCACTCCGGCGGGATGTATTTCCAGATGCGGGGCTGCTGGGTCTCAATGCTCACCGGCGCGGTGGTCGTGAGCGCCCAGACGACGGAGCCGGGCTTGGTATACATGACGCGGATGGCCTCGCGCGCCGCCCACTCGGTCTTGCCGCTTCTATTTCCGCCCATGACGAGCAGCTCGCGGTGCTTTTCCAGCAGATCGGAGGCGCGCTTCCAGATCGGCGGGACAAACCCATACCTAAACGGATCGCTGGCCTCGCGGGCGATCAGTTCTTCCCTCGTTTTTAAGTATTTCCAGCCGTCTTCCGGTCCCAGCTTTTCAAGCAGCTCGTAGTCGAGCGCCATAACCGGATGCGGCGACGGCTTAAATCTCTGCTGGTGCTCGTTCATTTGCGTGCCGTGAAATTTTCAAGCAGCGCGAACGGCTTGCTGCCGTAGGCGGCAAGGTAGTCGTCTTCATCGATGGCCAGCCCCAAGCGCGCGGCCTCCTCGCGGCTCCAAACCACCTGCGCGTATTTCAGCCCGTGCTTGCCGATCAGCTCGTCGTGCCGCCCTCCCACGCTGGCCTGCAATACGAGGTTGCGAGGAATGCTTCCGAGGCGAGCGACCCAAAACGGCAGGCTTTTGGTAAAAGCCCAAAAGCGCACATGCTCATTCTGCGCGCAGAATTTCAGCCATCCGTCGAAATAGCCTTGCGAGAAAAAGTCGCCGGCGGTGTGGATGCGTACCCGCTGCGCTTTGCGAGGCATGCATGACAGAACCTTGCAGACCTCATCCGGTGACTTACCTTTGACGGCGTCGAAGTTTGTCCACAGGCGCGTGCGCACTGACGGGAACCTCTCGGTGACCGCGGAATAGCAGCGGAACTTCTGCTTGGGGCCGTTCCACAGTTTTCCGGTGTGCCGGTCAGCCTTGGCCAAGCACAGCAGAGCACCAGGACAAGTCGTGCCGCTTGGCAGCGACCAAGACCACGCCTTGTCGTCAAAGATGTATTTATTGACCCGCGTAAATGCGGGCGATTGATTGCTTTTCACTCACTCCTCTGCGCCGACTCCGCGGCGCTCCTCTCCTAAAATGTCATTGGGCGCCGAGCCGGTGCGTCGCGCGAGACGCCAGCCCTCCCCAGAGCTGTGGTTAAGCCGGATCGGCGCCCAAAATGTCCAAAGTCGGATTCTCCGCGGACGACAACTGGTCGATGCGCGCGGTCAGCCACCGGCCGCTGTCTTCGCGGCAGACGGTGACGTAGTCGTTTTCGAGGCCACCCTGCGCGACAACGTAGAGCACGCGGCACGTGCCGATGCCGTCTACTTCAACGCGGAAGTTTTGGGGTGGCCAGGAAATCATTCTTCGTCTTTCCAGTCTTCCTTCCAAAGCTGCTCCATTGTCATGGCTCTGGCGTTAAGCATTTCGTCGGCGAGGCGATAGGACAGCCTTGCCAAGCGCGGCATCCATACTTCGGGCAGCTTGCCAGGGGCGGCAACAGCGTTGCACATGGCCAAGCCGGCGAAGTAGTCGCGCAGTAAGTCAGATTGTATGTTGAGCTGCTGGTTCATGTTCAAAAAAGAGACAGGGCCACCGGCATTTCAGTGCCCAGGCGCACATTGGAGCCGGTGATGGTTAGCGTTCCCTGCCTGTTGACCGCTTCGCCTATCTTGCGAAAAGCCCGATGGGCTTTTGTCAGCGAGGCGGCACCTTTGTTTTGCCGGGGACGGTGCGGCCGCACCTTTTCAACACGCGGGTTGCCAAGGTTGCGACGCAAATTTCGAGGCATTACCCAACTATCCATTTGCGGCTCCCGACCTCGATGTGGCGCCCACCGTTCTCGGACTGAGGCCGGACCTCTGTCTCCCGGTGTGCCGCTCATCCAGTAACAATGCTGCCCGGACAAAAAAGTGTGACGGCGCCCCACTGGTCTCGCTCCGTGGGGCTGGGCATCCCGGAATGTCCGCGCGGCCACACCACATGAACCGCGACGAGAACCCGCTTGAGCCGTCAGTTTGTAAATCATTTTGCTTTGCGCTTGCGGTCGGCGAAAGCGGCAGCCAGCGCCGGCAGCTTGTTGCTGGCGCGGTCCCTGCCGATTTCGTGAACCAGCTTGATGGCCTGCTTGAGCTTGGCCTTGATCTCCGGCGTGTCCGTGGGATGGGCCGTGAGGTCGTACATGTCGCGAGCTTTAGTCATTAGTCGCGATGTCTCGGGAAAGAAGTGCATCCATCAACTTGTCGCCCGCTACGGCATCGCACTCCGCGCCACAAGCAGCGTATCCAGCAAGGTCAATCCAGTTGTCGGGCTTTGGGCAATGCGCTTGGCGCGCAATTTTGACCAAACACATGAGCGCGGCGATGTCGCTGGCGGTCACGGAGACGAGCTGGCCGTTGGTGCGAGAAAGATAGGCGCTAAACATGGCGGCTTGCGCGCTAAAATCGTCGGCTGGCGAGCCGTAGCTGTCGTTGCGGTCGCCGCAGACGGCGCTGGCGGCGGTTTCAAGTGTGTGTCTAGCGGTTTTCATAAAGTCATGGCTGCACGGTGATGTGCCACAAGCCGATCTGCGCCACGGCGTAGCCAAACCAGACCACACCGTTCCAGAAGTTGTGCTGTATGCAAAATTGGTCGATGGCCACGGCGAAGTAGGCGAGGCCGACAAAGGCGATGAGGATGGCGCTGGTCATTCTGCGACTCCCACAAGGCGCCGGAAGCGGGCCATGGCAATGTCTGGGTCGCATGCGCCGTCAACCTTCCAATCGCCGCTGCTAATTGCGGCTTCCATTGCCTCGTAAAGCGATTTTGCGCACTCGCGCCAATCTAGCCAACCCTCAGCAAGCTCGGCGTTGCGCTCCAGTTGTTCATCATGCTCATCCTGCAGCCAGTCAAACTGCTTGCGCATTTCACGCACGGCCTTGACTGTATGTTTTTCACGGTCAACAAGCGCAATGAAGTCGCCTATATCACCAGCTTCCTCGCCAGTTGCTGCATAGCACTTATGCAGCGCCTCTACGGCAACATCACGCTCGTAGTGATACTGGTCGCACTCGGTCATTAGGCGCTCATTGATTCTGTGAATCTTAAACAATTCGTCTTGCTCGCTTTTAAGCCGGCGCTCCAAGTCCTGCGCAAACTCAGTCGGCACAACGTGGTTGCCGCGGGCGAAATTGTCGGTTTCTGGGGTGTCGCTCATCGGCGCGCTTTGGCCGTCTTGGCGGCTTGGCGGAAGGCTTTGGCGGTGGGCGCTCCGGCCGATCCGGGTTTGCGCATGCGTTCACCGCTGCCGGCGGCGATGCGGGCTTTTTTGGCGTGGATGTTGGCGTAGAGTCCTTTTTTCATGGTTTGTTTTTCTTGGTGGCTTCTCGGAAGAGGTATTGGATGAGGTAAGCGCCGGTCTCCTCGTCGCTCGAGGTGATGTGTTTGAGGAAGTCAGAGACAACGTGGTACAGCTCATGGACGAGCGAGCCGGTGTCGTCGGCGTCTTCAATCCAAACGACCGCTTGACTGCCGCAGCACATAGCCCAAGCGGCGTCCGAGTCGTCGGGCTGGTTCTCAGGGTCTTTTGGGTCGAGCTGCAGGATGGCCACGCACCGCCGGATCGCCGCCGCCTGCGGAGTTCCGCAATAGAACTCCACAGTCAGACCGAAGGTCTGTTCGCGGACGACGAAGCGGCGGGTGCGGCGGGGCATTAGGCGGCTTTTTTGAGCTGCAACTGCGCGTAGTGGAGCGCAAGGCGGGCTTGGAAAACCCTCCAGAACGGCTCGGCGCTGAACATCCAGGCGACTTCAAAGTCGTCTGGGGATTCCTTGCCGATGCGGACGATGCCGCGGCGCTGGACTTTCATGTCCGGGCGGTTTTCGTTCCAGAGCTGCTCGTAGCCGGCCAACTGAATTTTGTGGGCGCCAACGATGGCCTTGCTCGTCTTCCAGTCGAGGAGGACGATCTTGCCGTCGCGGTCGCGGCTTGGGGCGTCGATGGTGCCGCCGAAGAGGTATTCCTCGGAGACCAACTGCACTTCCGGCTCGATGACGGTGAGACCTTCGTCGTCCCACCAGCGCTTGAAGTTGTTGAAGGCGATGGTGGCCTTCTCAACGTCCGCGGGGCTGAACTCAGAGAGGTCGGCAACGTGGTTGTGCAGGAAGCACTCAATGAGGAAGTGCGCGATGGTGCCGATGTCGGCCGCCTTGTCGCGGACTTTGCGGTAGTCCTGGCCTTCCATGCCGAGCTTCCACGCCCAGTGGATTAGGCCGCTGCTGTCCTCGCCGATCTTGGCGATGGTGCTGGCGCCGGGGACTTCGGTGCCGTCTTTCAACGGATACTTTTGGTGCGCGCGGGTTTTCTCGAGGCGGACGATTTTGCGCCCGTCTTCGGTGAAGCGATCCGGCTCCGCGGGCTTGGCGGCTTTCGCCGCCTTGCCCTTGGCGCTCGGTTTGCGTGTGGTGCGTTTGGCTGCCATGGCGCGTTACCAGCTAATCTCTTCGTCGTCCGTTCCGGTTTTGCGCGACTCGGGCTTGGCCTCGCTGACATCGAAGCCGTAGGAGGTGGCGCTGCCGCCGTCGCCCCAGGTGACCAAGTCGAGGACTTGGACGGCTTTGGGCTGCAGGGTAATGCCAGCTCCCAGTGCCGCCGTGTACCAGCAGTAGGGCACGACCGCGACCTTGAGCTTGGAGCCGCCGCCGATGTTGTCGGTGATGACTTCGCCCGCGGCGTTGAAGAGCTTGGGTTGGCGCGAGAAGGTCTCGCCGTCCCTGCTTTTGCCCATGGCTTTGACGCGGAGCTTGAGCTGCGTCATGCCGTCGTTTTCCAGCCATGGGGCATCGTGCTGTTTGAGCTTGTCCTTTTTCAGCTCGGCTTTTTTCTCGGCGAGGAACGCGGAGAAGATGGCTTCGATCTGCTTGATGAACGGCTCGGCGTCCTCGTTGGACATCTCGAGGTTTACTTTGTATTCGCCGTGCGGTTTGTCCGCGGTGGCGTATTTCTTGTCCGGGGTGTTGAGGTGAGGGTATCTGGCGATACCGGCGGGTGTGGTTAGGGTTTTGCTCATGTTGTTATTTCGCGTTGTTGTGTTTTTGGTTGGATAGGAAAGTCGGAGTGACGCAGGAGGGCGCAGAAGCCTTCTTCGTTGAGGGTGTAAAGCCGCTGGCAATCGTCCTTGCGGTGGATAACAACGGGATATTGCTCGGGGAGCTTATCGCGTTGCGCTTGGGCCATGGCGGCGTCTAGGTCAAACCGCGCGCGGCCGTGGCGCTTGCACTCAAAGTGGAAGTCCGGCAAGCACGGGACGACGATGTCTGGTGCGGAGATTCCCCAAGATCCCTGCGACACCTGCGCCCCGCGCTTGGCCGGAAAACCCTCCGCGGTCAACGCCTTGGCGACTTCGCGCTCGAAGGCGGCGCCTTTTTGGCGGCTGTTGATCATTCGTTCAGTGCCTCCCAAAGTTGCTTGTCCGGCGCGTAGACACCGTTGGGTTCGTCGGTGAGGCGCGGGGCCGGGACGATGTTGCTGGGCGTGCTGCCCTCGAAGCGGGTGAGCGACGGGCGCCACGTCATGGCCAAGGTGCCGGTGCGGCCGGCGCGGTGCTTGGCGACGATCAACTCGGCGTCCTGCGGGTCCGGTTCTTCGTCGGCCACGGCGTAATACGCGGGGCGGTGGACGAGGCACACGATGTCGGCGTCCTGCTCAATGCTGCCGGATTCGCGGAGGTCGGACATCTTGGGGCGGTTGTCGCTGCGGTTCTCGGCTTGGCGGTTGACCTGGGCGGCGGCCACGACCGGGATGTCCAACTCCATGGCCATGCTCTTGAGGCCGCGGGAGACGTAGCCGACTTCGTTCTCGCGGCTGTTGGCGGTGGCGTGGCTGACGAGCTGCAGGTAATCGACGAAGATGGCTTTGACGCCGTAGCGGCGGACGGCGAGGCGGGCGCGTCCGCGGATGTCGAGCAGGCTGAGGCCGCCGCGGTCGTCGATGATCATCGGCTCGCTGGCAAACTTGTCGGCGGCGTCGGCGATGCGGCGCTTGCCGGCGTGGTCGAGGAAGCCGTTGCGGATGAGTTCGGTGTTGGCCTCGGCGCGCGAGAGGACGACGCGGCTGGCCAGCTCGCGGGCGGGCATTTCCAAGCTGAAGTAAAGGACGGGGATGCCGCGCTGGGCCATGTTGTCGGCCATGTTCATCATAAGGGCCGATTTGCCCATGGCGGGGCGTCCGGCGATGATGGCCAGCGTGCCGCCGCGGAGGCCGCCGGTGGTCTGGTCGAAGTCCTTGAAGCCGGTCTTGAGGCCGAGCTGCACGCGGTTGGTCATCAGCGCTTCCAATTCCTCGAGGAGGCCCGGCACGATCTCAGCGGCGGGGCGCATGCTGTCGGTGGCGGTGCCGAGCGAGAGGCTCAGGATGCTCTCGCCGCTCTGCTGCAGCACGTCGTCGGCGTTGGCCGCCATATCCTGCGCCGCCGCCTGCATCGCGACGGAGGCGTCGATGATGCGGCGGCGGGCATGGAGGTCGCGCAGGGTTTGCGCGTGGTAGTCAACCGCGGCGGGTCCGCCGGCGGACAAGGAAAGCATTTCGGTGAGGGCACCGGCGCCGCCCACAAAGTTCAATTTGTGCTTCGCGTCGATGCGCTGGGTCACGGCGATGACGTTCGGCGTGCCGCCTTCGCCGCGGACCTCGGTGATGGTCTCGAAGATGAAGCGGTTGGACGGCGTGAAGAACAGGTCGGCGTGGAGACCGGCGACTTCGTCGCACAGCTTGGGGTCGGCCATAAGCGACCCGAGCACGGTCTTCTCGGTGGCGGGGGATTGTGGTGTGGTGCGTTTCATTTTAGGCGAAGTTGTCGTCGTCACCCATCGTTATGACAATCAGTGCGAGCAGCATGATCAGCAGCATGAAGACGCTCAGCTCTCCGGCGCTCATCGCGGCGCTCCTTCTTGCGGCGATACAAGTCCGCGCGCCACTTGAGCCAGCGGTCGGCGGCTTCGTCTACGGCGATTAAGTCTTCGGCAACGTGGGGCCATTGTTCTCGGAGTATTCGTTTGGTTTCAGCGTTCATCGGAGGTCTCTAGATGCAGCGGTGTGGCCTCCGGGTATGGACATTTATGGACAAACATGGACACAAAGTCAATGGGTTTTCTGCAGGATGGGCCATTTTTTTAGGTGGCCGAAATCGCGGGGTTCGGTGACTTGGGCGCGACGCCCGCAGATGCCGCACACGTCCTCATGCCAGGTTGAGACGTGGCCATCCGGCATGCCGCGGCCGTGGGCTTCGCCGCACGGACGGCAGATCCACGCAGGGTAGGGGAACTGCTCGCGGACCTTGGTGAGGATGTCGGTGAGCGAGTCTTTCATAGTCTCCAGCCTCCAGCGGGATCGCGGCGCGCAGATGCGTCGAAATCGGTTTCAATGACGCTGACCAATGAGGATGGGTCTTCTTCCAGCAGCCGCTCGGCTTCCGCCCATGTGAGGCGTTGCGGACGCTGGCAGAAGATCGCCTCGTAGTTGGCCCGGTAGCGGTCGCCATCGACCGGCCGCGGGCTGTCGCCTTTGCCGGCCATTTAGAGTTCCCTCCCGTCCATGCCGCATTCCTCCCAGAATTGCTTGCGGTGGTATTCCTCAAGCTGCTCCATCTGGTCCAAGGCGAGGTCGTCGGCCACGATGCGCTCAAGATCCCAGCTCATGGGCATGTGCTTGACCCGCGCGCGGGCCTCAAGGCGGACGGCCCGCGGCACCCGCTTGATCTTGCCGGGGATGCAGAGATCAAGCAGGAACCGGCGGGCGCTCGCAATGGCGCGGGCTTGTTCGACCGGAGTGCTCATCGGATGGCCATGGCCTCCTCGATGGCATCGTGGGCCTCGGAGGCGATCTCGTTGGATGGCTTGACGCAGCGCTTGAGGATGCGGATCAAACGGTTGTTTGAGCGGATGAGGTCGCGGACTTTGGACTCGGACATGCCGAGGGCGATGGTGCTGTCGTCGAGGTTGGGGCCAAAGCCAACCTCGCCGACAACCAGGTCAGGGATGATCGTGCTCATTAGGCGGCCCTCCGCTTGGCTTCCTTGAACCCGAAGAGCCAGGTGCTCTTGCGGAACGAAGCGGTCGCCATGCGGCGCTTCACAAAGAAGCGCTCGCAGGCAGCCTGCATGCTCAAGTGATCGATGGCGGGACAGCCGGGGACGCCATCTTCCCACTTGTGGACCTTGCCGTTGCGGAGGATCATTTGCGGTCCTCCTCAAGTTCGTTGGCCAGCGTGGCGACCAAGGCGCGCAGGGCCATGATCGTGGCCATGCTTTCGTCGGCCATCTCAAAGACGGCATCGATGTTGACGTTGAGGGTGCGGGTTTTCGCCTTAACGGCAGGCGCCTTCTTGGTGGTTTTTTGCTTTTTCATGATGAGGTGGACATTTGTACAGCTAGGGGTGGGACAATGGCTGTCCCAGACCCAAAATTTGTTAGCGATTCCGCGACATCGTTGAGCAACTCCCAGTTGTTAGGTTGCCGGTGGCGGGTCGGACAGTAGCGAACGGTTTGCTTGTTGATGATGTCTTCGGCCGCCCAAAAAACAAATTGGTTAAGGTCTTGCAAATACGCGGCAAGAACATCGAAGTCTCCCGCTTGGTAGGCCATGTGCTTTTTCTTGCCGCCCGAAGACTTTTGAGTGCCAATTTGGTATCCGCCCGCCTCAGCCAAGGCTGCCGTTTTGACCTGAACTTTGACCGGCGCCTTACGCGGCTTAACAATGCAAACGTCCGTGGTCTGCGCGTGGCCAAATGGGACAAAGACCTCCCAATCGTGGACCATTGCGCCAGCGATAAAAAGAGTCTCGGCGATCTCGCCCTTGCGGTTTGAAGATAACGTACCAGCGCTCCTCGCGACCGGAGCATGGAAGCCGCTCTCTAACGCAAACAAGATTGGCTGCGTCACGCTGCGTCCTCCTTGCCATACTTAGCCCGCATCTCGGCGAGGGAGCGCTCGAGGGCGGATTGGCGGGGTTGGCCTTGGGGTGGCAAAGTGACGAGCTTAGGCGCGGTGGCCGGCTCCGGCGGGAACGGCTTAACCCAGCCCGCGGCGATGCACTTCTTGATCGATTCGACGGCTTGCTGCTCGTTCACCGCGGCCAGCTCGCCGAGGATGATCTTGGCGGCGAGCGGGGTTAGGGGATTGCGGCGGCCCTTGATCGGGTTGCTGCGGTGCTCGACGAAGTGCAGCCACCATTTTTGGAAGCCGGGACCATGGGGCAGCGGAATAGATGCTGGGTCAAATTTGGGAGCGGGAGCTTTTTGGGGCTTTGGTGCTTTTTTTTCCGAAGAAGGGAGCGAAGGCGATGAAGTCGCCGAAGCGGGCGCGGCAGCGCTTTGTCTTTCTGTCTTACTAAGTCTATGTCTATGGGTATCAGATGCTGACGGTTTTCCGTCAGATTCTGACGGTTTGCCGTCAAATGCTGACACTTTACCGTCAAATTCTGACGGTTGCTCTTGCTCCAAACCGTCAAATTCTGACGGTTCGCCGCTCTCAATCCACCGCTTGACGCCGAGCAGCTCGAAGTCTGCGGCGCGGCCGATGCCATAGGTTCGACCGCCAATTTCCCGCACCTGGATCTCGCCAGCATCGACTAGCCTGCGCAGGGCATCCTTGACTCCATTGATGCTCTTGAGACCGGTATGCCGCCGGATATCCTCATTGCTCATGTGGGCCAAGTGCGGCGTGTTTTTGTGCGCCTGCCAAGCCAGAGCAGTCAGCACCATCTTGGCGGCGACATCCTGCAGCCCGCAAACGCGGATTGCGTAGTTGGCGGAAACTGCACTCATCGACGCCACCTGTTGCGGCGGATGCCGTCGCGGTTCTCGAAAAGCAGGACGCCCTCGGCGTTGGCCTTAACGTAGCGGCATTTGATACGCTCATTGGCGCTCCAGTCCGCGGCATTCTGCACCGAGCACAGCGCCGGCTCGCCCCAGTGCTCGACCGAGATCATCAGCATGCGGCCGTTGGGGATCTTCTTGGGCAGCACAATGCCGGTAACCTCGTCGCCGGGCTGGTAGCCGATCTGCTTGGCGGATGTCTCAGCGAGCTGCTGGTCGGTGAGGGGAGCGGCTTTGAGGAGGTCTTCGGGGGCGGCTTCGGGGACAGCTTTGGGGGCGGGTTCTGGTTGACTGATGGTTGACTTTGCTTTGGTGAGGATGGTTTTGATCATAAGTTAGGCTTTGAGCGCGTCTTCGATGACGTGCCAGTTGTTGAGGGTTGAGAGGTCTCGGAAGGTGACCTTGAGCTGGCCAACCACCTCTGGTAGTGACCAAAACTTAAAGGCGTTGGCCGGCGGGACGTATCCGGCGAGAACATCGAAGTCGCCAAGCTGGTAGCGGCAATACTTGTCAATGGGCTGGTCGTTGTTGCGGCGCTTGATCACGTCCTTACCGCCGCGCCTTGAGGCGACATCAACGCGCCATGATCCGCCGTGAAAGCTGGCGCGCTTAACCTGCACAGTGATCGGCCGGTGAGGCGGCAGCCACACGCTGGCATCCGCCTTCTGGCTATGGCCAATAGGAACCCAAGTGACGTATCCGCGCTGTCTTGCGGCGGTCAGAAAGCATAGTTCCTCAAAAGAGCCGTCGTTTCCAATTGCGCTGTATTCTGATGGCAGTGCTGGAACCGTAACCTCCTTGACATCAAAGAGGTATTCGGGCGAGTCTTCGGCGATGATCAGCATGGCTTTTTATAAAAAATTCTGTAAGGGGCTACCGGTAGGGGGGTTATGAAAAAATGAGAACGACAGATCCCCCCGACCCCTGGTACCCCGTCTCATTATCAATTCAACTATACATGACTCCGATAGTATTCTCTTGTTATAGTGAGACGGACTCTGTTGTCTCAATAAGGCGCAATCGGCGGTAGAATCAGCTCGCATATTATTGAAGCGGCTCAGTCTCAATCTCAACAACCGGCGCCGGCAGCGCTGCGGCCTTTTGCGGCTCGGCCGACACTGGGCCGACCGGTTCCGGCGTCACGTCAATCACTTGGGCGCTCCTTAGCCCGCTCACAAAGTCCTGCCACTGGTCAGCCGCAGGCGCCATCACATGCTCAACACGCTGGGTCGCTCCACCGGAGAGCAGCTCTGATTTCTCCGTTGATACGGCCGACATGATAGTAAGCTCGTGATTCCGCATATCTGGAATGCGGTCAATCAGTTCCGCGGTGCCGACAGCGGCCAAGGTCTTCCAATTCCGCCCTGTTATCTCGCGAGCCTTCTCGAGCAGCTCAGGACGATTCCTTACTAACGCCATGACAGTCTGCCAGTTGCAGTTGAACGCCTTACAGATCTGCGTGGCCGGCATGCCAGCGACATGCGCCGCGGCGATGGCCTTGGCCTTGGCCTCGGGCACCATCATGCCCGTGTAGCCATTCACATTGACGATCTCGCGCTCAGGCTCGGCCTGCTTCTTTCGCTTTGGTCGTGGTTTCGATGTCGTCCGCGGTCTTGCCATAGTCAGTCAATAAAAACGCCTCTACGGGGCATTTCGCCCGGAGGCTTCTCTGTAAAAGTCTGCAGTAAAAACCGGATGGCATTGCGCATCGTGCGATCCGCGTCAGCCTTGCAGCCGTCGAGGCGCCAGATGGTCAGGTGGCCGCCGCAAACCGCCCAAGAGCAGCGCCGCAGCTTCAGCCCGCGGAGGTAGCGCGTGATCGTGCCGTTGCGCGACTGGATGCGCCACTCGGAGGCGCCGACAGGCCAAGCGCAGACCATGGACGCGCCCGAAGCCTTCAAGCCGCCAACCTCCGCTGCAGGATGTGCTTTGCCCACCAGTCAATTCCCTTGGTCAGGTGGTAGCGGCCGCAATATTTGCATTCGTAGACAGTCATCATCGGCTGGCAGCGGCGCGCTTGGGCCGCGGTGTAGAACCGCCGCTTGCGTCCGCATGCTCGCCACTGCTTGAAGGTCATCACTCAGCGCGCTTCCTCCAGATCGCCTTAGCCACCGCCAACATGACCTGCGCCGGCAAACACGGCCGCTCGCCGTGGTAGACCTTGGCGTTGGTCTTCTCGTTGTCGCGGGCGGCGAGCCATGCGTTGACGAGGTCGATGTCGCGTTGTGAGTAGGTGAGGGTGGTCATGCTGCGACCTCTGTTAACTTCTTGCACCTTGGGCAGGTGATTTGTTCGTCATCCCAGGCAGACCAACCGGCGCTTTTGGAGCCCGGTTGCTTGCCACATAAGGCAACGTAATTGTGAACCGCGTGAGAAATTGCTCCGCGCTGATCACTGCCGCTGCGGCATCGTCCAGCCAAGTGAGTAATGCGATAGCTTGACAGACCGGCGCATTGCTGACCGCCGAACGAGTTGACATAAGCGTGGCGCTTCATTTCTACCAGTTGCTCCAGTAGTGCCCGCAAATCGTGTCCGCCTCGTACTCCGCGCGCTTATCCTCGAGCCACTCGGCTTCTTCCTCCGGGGTGCGCTCGCGACGTGCAGGCGGTGGCGTGGTGATGTCTTGCTGCTCGCTCACTGCGGCACCTCCTCGTAACTCCGCTTGTCCCACTTGCCCTGGGCCTTGCAGATGTCGGTGAAGGCTTTCTCCATGGCCACGCTCTGCTTGAGCATGGAGACGTTGGTCGCGTTGACCATCGCCGCGGCGAGGCGCCGGGCCTCATTGCGTTCTTTGATCAACTTCAACATCGGCGACTGCAGTTGCGGCAGCTGCTCGGCGAGGGACTGCGCGATGGCGCCGGCGATCTCCACCGGACCGAGGCACTCAGGGTCGCCGCACTCGCAGCGGAATGCCTCCTCGTAGGGTTGGTCTACGCGCAGGTCGATCATCGCGCACCTCCGATCCCATCGATAAGTTCCAGCGCCGCGAACACGCAGACGCCCAGCAAGACCACCGTCGCAAACGTCGGATCGGTCAGGTAGCAGAAGACTTCGAGCGCGCTCATTAGTTGCCTCCTGTGGTGTTGGCCGCGATGAACTTCGCGAGTTGTTGTGCGGGCACCCGGCGCGTGCGTCGCCCGAAGGCGATGCTCGGCAGCCGGCCATCGACGACCCATTTACGAGCCGTGGCGTAGCTCACCCGGAGGGCATCAGCCGCATCGCGGATCGTGAGCAGTTGTGTTGTGGTGTTTGTCATAGAGAGTGGAGGCGGGGGCAGCTGGTGGGTATATCCTCACAATGCATGCAAATGTGGACAAGCACAAGCAAAAAATGCGCACCACATGCAACTGTGGGCAAAAGACCCCATTTGACACGTCCGGTAAGCCGTGAACAATTAAGTCGCTATGAAACCAACCACACCACGCAGAGACCCGCGGCGCGCCACCGTCACGCTGACACCAGGTCTGTACGCTCGCCTCTGCCGCCACGCGCCCGCTCACGGCGTGTCCAACAACCGCTACTGCCAGATCGCCCTCGAGTTCCTGCTCGACTGCGAGGAAGCTTTCGGCGGCCCCGTCACCGAGCAGATCCGGCAGCAAACTGCCACCCGGCTCAAGCTCGCCAAGGAGAAATTCAACAAATTCCTCGGCGAAGTCTGATCTGTAACTCGCTGATAAGCAGTCGATAGTAACTATTTGCAAAAAAGATCAAAATAATGCTTGTGTTGTCCATATATGCATACTATTGTCCATACCGCAGTAACCACACACACCACATGACAACACAACACACCACAACGGGCGCAGCGGACACCACGGCTGCGCGTCAAATCACCACAGCGTTTATTCGGCTCGGGCTTTTCGGGCCGGTGCAACGCGCGACTCGTCGCCGGCTTTTCGCGGTGTTTCCTGATGGCACCGAGAAAGAAATCCTGCGGCAGCGTGGCGGTTACTACAACGGACCGCGTGCTGGCCAAGGATGCGCGCCGCTGTCTTACGCAAAACAAGTGTGGCGCTCTGAAGGCGCCCGCATCGTCACCCGCAGCGCCTAACAACACACCATGACCACACTCAACAAGCCCGTCGCCCGCAGGGCCGTCACTCGTCCCGCCGCTTATGGCGTGCGCGCCGAGTTAGTCATCAGCCTTCATCCCGGGGGCATCATCGGCATCCGCGAGGTCGGGCGCCGCAGCAAGAGCGAGGTCTGCTTCGATGCAGCCGAGCTTTACGTCGATGGCGTCCGCCGCCGGATCGCCAAGGAACGCGCTGACAAGCGCAAGGCCCGCAAGGCCCGCCGCAAATCCTAACCAGCAACGCCCGGGTCCAATCCCCGGGCATCCACACCACAATGAAAATCCAAAACGCCATCAACAAACTGCACAAGGCCGGCTTCACCGTCACGGAGGACCACGGCTTCTTCACCGCCAAGAAAGACAACTGCAGGCGGGTCGTCGAGTTCAGCCGCAACGGCCGGAGCGACGAGGCCACCTGCATTGGCTATCGTCACGAAAACGACCGCAGCGAGCCGCAAAGCGATTACTGCGCCACGCTGTTTTGCGACAGCCTGACCGCGGCAATCCGCCGCGCCACCGCCTAACATGAAAACCCTCAACGCCCGCACCATCGCCTTGGTTGGCTTCGCCGCCAGCCAGTGGGCGTCGGAGCGCCTCAACGGCAGCAAGCACCGGCGCCAATACCGCCAGCTCATCGCCGCGGGTCTCGCGCTGCATGAGTCCGGCGAGCTATACGCAGCCGCGCCCAAGATGCGCCGAGCGCTCGCCACCATCGCCAAGCACGCCGCTCCCTTGGCGGTGGTGGTGCTGCTCGCCGGCTGCGCCACCGACCCGATACCGGACGACTACGAGACCGCCGAGCCGGTGGCCACCGTGGAGGTCGCCACGCTGCCTCCGGGCGCCTTGGTCTACCTCAACGCCGAATACATGGGTACCTCGCCGGTCACGATTAAGCTGGTCGCTGACCGCTTCGGAAAGTGGAAGCAAGACAGCATCATCCGCGCCGTGGTGCCGCATGACACCGTAGCCTTCGAGGAGATGATCTACCCGCGCAGCTACCGCGTGCCATCCCGCGTCCTGCTGCGCGTGCCCGGGTACACGCACTGGTATTCCGCCACGCAGCCCAAGCCGCCGCAGCCGCTCGCCATCAACCCATGAAGCACAGCTACCTACTCACCGGCACGTTCCCGTGGGATGGCCTCCGCTTCGCCGGCCGCCGCTTCGACAGCCCCGAGCTGTTCGCCATGATGCGCCGCCAGTGCCTCTGCGATGAGCAGGTGAAGCACGCCTGCATCGACCTCGATGTCCTGCCGTACCCCGCAGAGGTTGCGGCGATTGAGGAACATATTGTCCGCAGGGAAGAAGCGTATTGCTGACAAACTCCCCGCCAAAGCCACCATCGGACACAGAGAATCGAAGGCTTATGAGTCCCCTGCTCTACCGCTGAGCTACCCTGGCGAAATGACGGTTATCTCTGTAGGTGTTGTTGTTTTAGTTGGTTTGAGTTGAACTGGTTTGACTGAATTTTTGGCAAAGTTGCCGACAAAGTTTGCCAGACATACTTTCCGGTGGCAGAGTTTGTCGCATGGACACGCACGACATCAAGGTCGGCGGCATAGTCGGCAAACTCTACCGCACTGCGGACTCGCCGCGCTGGCAGCTCGAGTTCCGCCACCCGCAGACGACCAAGCGCGTCCGCATCTCGACCGGGCTGCGAGACCTCGTCATGGCCAAGGAGAAGGCCAAGGGCATGATCACCGACGCCTACCGGGACGGGCTGGCGGCCCTGCGGGCGCACGGCCAGCGGGCGGTCCACAAGTCGGTTGGCGAGGCGGTCGATCATTACTTGAAGGTCGCGCAGATTGACACGAAGCAGACCAATGTCAATCGCCTCCTGCGCATGCTGCGGCTCGTCCTCGGGCAGGACAACGAGCAGGTGCGGGCGCGTCCGCTGACGGTCATCTCGCCGGACACCGCGGCCAAATACCGCACGACCTTCCGGGGCAGCGCCTACACGATGCGCTCGGTGCTTTCCGGGGCGCGCAGCGTCTTCTGCAATCCGATGGACTGGCGCGGCTTCCCGCTGCCGGACTGCATCAAGGAGTTTGCCGCCATGACCAAGGGGATGAAGGCGCCGGTCTCGACCTTCGTCCGCATCCCGCCGGAGACGCTGGAGAAGATGGAAGCCAGCAGCAAGGCCATCGGCGGCGCCACCCGGCGCGCGTATTTACTAACTCGCTACCTGGGCATGACGCCCAAGGAGGTCGCCTACTGCCGCAAGGGCTGGATCGAAGACCGCGGCGACCGCCATGTCATGGTGCTCGTCGAGCGGGAAGACGAGGGGCTGAAGCTCAAGACCGGCGCCAAGCGCGGGCG